ATTCTGATGCTGGTCTTTTGTCTGACACTACAGCCCCGGGAAGCAAGGCCCCGCTTGAGTTTGATGAGATGAATTTGCAGGACATTGCAACCTCACTGGCCAAACCTTATGGCGTTGGTGTTCAGTTTGATGATGAACCCGGCCCGGCCTTTGAAAGGGTGGCATTGAATGCAAAAGAAAAGGTGATGCCATTTTTAGCAAAGTTGGCAAAGCAAAGAGGACTGGTTATCTCCTCAACTCCCCGAGGCGCGCTTTTGTTCAGGAAGTCCGTTGACGGCACTGGCCAGCCGATTGCAGTATTTGAACAAGGGCAATCTCCCATGTTTAAGATTGAGGCTGATTTCAACGAGCAGGAATATTACAGCAGCGTGACAGGTGTTGAGCCCCAGATCTTATTTTTGCCTGGTGAACAATACACGGTAAAGAATCCATACCTTGATAATGTCCAGCGACCTCATGTATTTGATGTTCCTGATGTGCAGGGTGGAGACCTCAAGGAGGCTGTTGCTGCTAAATTAGGCCGGATGTTTGCCAATGCCGCAACTTATACAATCACAGTTCCGACTTGGAGAGATCCTAAAGGGAACCTCTGGGAACCCAACACGGTTGTTAAGGTCACTGCTCCTGGTGTTATGATTTACGATGCTTTCAAGTTTATTATCCGGACCGTACAGATGGAGAGAGAGGGAGATGTTGAATTGGCAACATTGAATCTCATCCTCCCAGGCGGCTTTTCCAGCCAGATCCCTTATGCCTTACCTTGGGGAGAGTCAATCCCAATAGGAGCCACTTTATAATGGGTTTAATCGGTAAATTATTAGAATATGTGATAGGCGCCAAGGCAGCAACCAGCAAAATACAGCCAGGCGGCGGGTTTAATGTAACGCTGTTGCACTTTGGCCCCGCTGGTGATGATTCACAGCCCTTGGCTGATGATGCTTGCTTGGGCGTTGAAACAGAGCGGAGCGGGTCATATGCCGCCGCTGGTTATCTTGACGCCAACAATAAGCCAAAAGCAGCTGCTGGTGAAAAACGGATCTATGCCAGAAAGGATGACGGCAGTGTCATTGCTGAAATATGGCTAAAGAATACCGGAGATATAACGATCATCAATGATGAGGCAACTGTCACTGTATCCGCTGCTGGTGGATTTAAGGTTGAAAATGATGACGGTTCTTTTGAGTTAGAACCTGGCGGAGTAATTAAGATCCAAGGAATAGAAGTGGATCCAACAAATATTATTAATGGTGTGAAAGAGATGTTGGCCGAGGCGGTCACAGTTGAGAAGTCTTTAAGCGTAAATATGCTTGAGGTTCACGCTCATACTCACAATGTAACGGCTGTTGGCAGTCCAACAGGTCCAATGCTATCAGGAACCCCAGTGCCATGACAACTATTGATATACAACAAGGTGATGTTGCTTTATTTCAGACCAATGATGATGGTGACATTTCGGTTGAGAATGGAATTGTTAAGATGAACTCAGGACTGGAAACCATGGCCTATCTTTGTCTATTCGGTGGCAATCAGGATGATGATGGCTCCCAGGACAGCATGCTTGGTTGGTGGGGAAATGCTGAGGAAGTTGATCCCTCTAAGAAAATGGTCAGTGAGACTCAGAATATAATTGACGGTCTGCCAGCAACATCAAACAATATTTTAAGACTTGAGAAAGCAGCGGAAAGAGACTTGCAGGTTTTCCTTGATGAGAAAATAGCCTCCTCTGTTTCAGTTAGCGCGGTTATGGTTTCTGCAAAACGCGTTGAGATTGTAGTTGAGATTCAGGCAGTTGGAGAGAAGACAGTATTTAAATTTACAGAAAATTGGGAGTTTGAAGCATAATGGCATTATTATCCTCATCTAATCCTGGCCGTATATCCAGAGGCGGTTCTTTTACTCCTGTAATAGATCCCAATGCATCAATCAAGACTGATAAGAATGCCCGGGGTTTATTTATCGACACAATCAATGTTGATCCAGGGGATTCTCTCAGTCCTGAGGATCAAAAGACTCTTGATGATTTCAATTGGGAGGCCAGAATTGAGGCAGAGAACGCGAGTCGGCACAAGGTCACAGCTAATGGAAATGCTCAGTTAGACGGTAATGGAAATTGTGTTTTTGGCGGTGTTAACGGAAGCTATCTAGACATACCATCTTCTGTAGACTTTGATAATGACGTAGATTGTACTATTGAAATGTATGTATACAACAGAGTCAACCGAGATAATGACGCACCAGGGGCTCCTGGTTCAGCATTGCAGATTGGTAGAATGGGGCCAGCAGGCGGTTTGGATATCAGAATGGCTTTTGGTACAGATAGTAATGGAAATATTTCATATTATTGGTATGACGGATCAACAAACTTTATAAGAGGAACCGCTACAGTACCGCTTAATACGTGGACACATATAGCATTATCAATAAATGCTACTACTGCAAGGCTATTTATTGACGGTGTAATGGATGTTAAAGGCACTGTTACAAATTTAATTCCTAACGACCTCCAGTTAATACTAGGCCAGAGCCAAGATGATACAGATATTGATAGTTATTCTGGTGATTTATCTAGAGTTATCTATTCAAAAGGAATTGGCCGTTATGGCGCTGACACATCATTCACACCACCAGCCAGAACTGATGAAATAGCAGATGACGAATACACCGTCCTTGCCCTTGACTTTGCGGGAACAGCAGCAAGCCAACGCATTATCGACCTTGCGAAGCCTGAAAATGGAGGTGGTGTACCTATCATTCCTGATATAAGTGGTAATGAAATTGATGCAGAACAATCAGTTGTAGTAAGTCAATCTATTTTTGATCCATCTAACACCAGTTTAACACCTGACGGTGGTGATGATTTCTATAGCATGGATCAGGATTCTTTTAATGACCAAGACTTTACTATATTTGTAGTTGCACGATGGGACAGCACTCCATCAGGTAATGGTCCCTATACCTTAACTAATCAAAATGAATATGCATATGGTGGATGGCGATTAGGTATTGATGCAACAAACCGGAAAATCAAATTCAACACATCAGAAAACAACGGAAACAATCAACACGAATTACTATCCATTGATGCATATAACACAGACTCTGATTATCATGTTGTAACCATCAGGAAAGAACAAGGTGGTGACCTGCAAATGTGGGTTGATAGTACTTTACAGCAAACTATACCAAGTAGTGTTGACGTTGCGTATACAGGTATGTTAAATGGCACTGACATTTTCTACCCTCAAATATCGAGATGGGGGGTATTGCAATCGCCCAATAGGTATTCAGATTCACCTTGGAATGGTATTTTATACAGAAATGTAGTAATACCTGATTCTGACCGAGCAGAGATAGAACAACTTTTAATAGAAAAATACGGAGTTTAGAAAATGGCTTTAACTACCCCAACAACAACAGATATTGCAGATAACATAATTGCACAATTACAGGCTACCTTGAGCCAGACTATTCCATTATTACCAAAGTCATTCCTGAGGGTGTTATCAAAGGTCCTGGCTGGTGTCTTTATCCTGATTTATAAGTATGCCGGTTTTATGTATCTCCAGTGGTTTGTTCAGACGGCTGCTGATGTTACAACCACCGTCAATGGTGTTGATGTTAATCCTTTGGTCCTTTGGGGCCGCTTAATCGGTATAGGCGATCCTATAGCAGCGGTCCAGGCAGAGCTCCTGGTTGACATCACTGTCACCAATCAGACTGGCTCTCTCCCTGCAGGGACTCAGTTAATAGGCCAGACAAATGGAGTTACCTATATAACCTTGGCAATTGTTCCCTTGGACGCTGCTCTCAAGCAGGCAACTGTCAGAGCGGTATCTGATCCCCAGGGCGGCGGCGGAGCTGGAACCATTGGCAACCTGGATGCTGGTGCTGTTGTAAGCTTTGCAAATCCTCTGGCTAATGTTGCTCGGGCTGCTGTTGTTGACTCTCAAACCACAACTGGAGCAGAGAGGGAGACCACAGAGGCATACAGACAGAGAATCCTTGACAAGTTCCAAGCAAGGCCCCAGGGCGGCGCTCTGGCAGACTATAGACTTTGGGGCTCAGAGGTTGCTGGAGTGCAGAATATTTATCCATATACCTCAGACTGTCCTGGTCAGGTAGATGTTTATGTTGAGGCAACAACTGCAATCGATCCGGACGGCATACCAACTACAGCCATTCTTGAGGATGTCCTTGATGCAATCAATCTTGACAATGCCGGGCTGGCAACGAGACGGCCAGCAAATGCACTGGCCAACACCTTTGCCATTACTCGGACAACGTTTGATGTTGAGGTCAGCAATTTAACCGTTGACAACACCTCTCAGGTTGAATCAGATATTGAGGATGCTCTGGCAGAGTATTTTGTTGAGGCAGAGCCATACATTGACGGCCTGGCAGTACCTCCAAGAAAGGATATTT